TGATCCCAATTCCCTTGTCTACCATTTATCGGCAGGTAGAGGCTATAGTTGGCACTCTAATGACCTGCTTCATAATATGATGTTGGTTGCGTATGTGGTTGGTGGGGAGGAATGGATGGACAGGATACTTATTACCTATATTAACAAAGTTGGTACGTTAACCCAAACACTTGAGCTTTTATACAATGAAGCTAAAGAAGAAGGAGAACCGCTTAAAAAATGGTTGGATGAGAATAAAATAATGACGTTTGAGGAAATGCTGGGATTAAATAAAGATAATGATTGTACTAAATGCGTGAAAAGAGGATATCCAGAACCCCACGTCATGCGGATATGGGATAAATTAAATGAGGAAAAGTATGGCTACCATCGCAGCTATGTCACCAACTTTGCTCTGCGACGTGAAGAAGACAAAGTTTTCATAGGAAATACTGAAATATATGTACCTCAAGCCTTAGAAATCGCCAAAAAGTATCTCTGATTATTACTTCGAGTTATACTAAGTTATGACAACTTCAGTTGTTTTGTGCAGAAATTGTGAGGAGGAAGTTTAATGGCGTGGATTGATTACACAATAGTTAGCGTTTAAAAATAAATGGCAAATATACCAACACAACTAACTTCGGAATTAATAAGTAAACGTACCTATAACTCCAAGACCTTCCAAAATCCCGATGGATCACAAACCCTAGAGTCCCACATCGGCCACATCCACTACCAAGACAAGTTAGGGGATAACTCCTTTAAAGAGATCGACTTTATCCTAACCTGGGACGCTACCCGCACCGCCTGGGTGATGGAAAAACATAACTTTCAAGTCTTTTTTCCAGAGTACGCCGATCAGTGGGCGGGCTTTCGGGATCTTTATCAGGGCAAGGATCAAACGGTCAGGTTTAAAGCGGTGGCCTCCCACGTCCAGGGAAGATTAGTTGCTTCGATTCCCAATTTAACTGATTCCAACGCCATAATTTACGATGACGCTTTCGGGATGGGGATGGATTATATTCTCTGCTTTAGCCGTTCTGGGTTAAGAAAGCTAGTTAGAATCAGGGAGGTATTTTACCCCGCATCCGATGCTACTTTTGACTTTGAGTTTGACAGAGGAGGACTATCAGCCCAAAGACGAACTGATAACGGAACTTTAACTTCAGTAGATCTAACCAGATCAGTTACTTTAGACGATGACGATCAAACCGTTCTAGGGACAAATCAAGGAGACGGTCAAGAGTGGTTTACTTACCTTAGAAAAATGGTGGTTTGGGACAGCTCACTTCAACCCCAAACCAGACGAGTCCCTTTTCAACATAGAAAAGTCGGAACCAAGTTCTATCTAAGGAAAACCATTCCTCAGGCTTGGTTTGCTCAAGCCCAAGGAGATGTTTACACCGACACCACTACTTCCTATTACGTCGGATCTGGTGATGGGGCGGTTTATGCCGATAATACTCAAGGGAATTGGGCGACCATTCACGCTCTCTCTGATGGTAAAGGAACACAGCTTGCAGCTATCATGGAAACGTGGTCTGGGCCCTTGCCTTACATTGCCAGAACATTTCTACCTATCGACACCTCTGCCATACCTGACGATGCCACAATCAGTGCAGCTACTCTAAATGTCTATGCTAACTCCAAGGCTAATAATGATAACGACGGGGACGACTGGATCAATGTCGTCCAGACTTCGCAGGCCTCGACTTCAACTCTAGCAGTAGGTGATTTTGACCAATGCGGAGCAATCACCAATCCAACTGAGGGAGCTACCAGAATAGATATTGGGAGTGTCACCACAAGTGCCTACAATGGCTTTGTTTTAGATGCTACGGGAATAGGTTGGATTAGTTTGACTGGAACCACCCTACTTGGTTTGCGGGAAGGTCATGACGCTATTGACTCGGTACCTACAGGCGGAGATGGAGTTCAGTGGGCTTCCCAAGGTGACACTTCTGGCACCAAAGACCCTTATTTGGAGGTGACTTACACAGCAGGAGGAGCAACCACAACGTCCACATCCACCTCTACGAGTTCTACAACAAGCTCAACAACGTCGTCATCAACATCTACGTCCACTTCTACGACCTCGTCGACAAGTTCAACGTCCAGCTCAACTTCGACTAGCTCCAGCACGTCCACAAGCACATCCACTTCCAGTACAACATCAACTGAAACGACGAGCTCCAGCACATCCACATCAACTTCTACGTCTACCTCAACGTCAACTAGCTCAACGACAAGCAGCACAACATCGACAGAAACAACCAGCTCCAGCACATCAACGTCAACGACTTCCAGTTCAACATCGAGTACAACAACTTCGACAAGTTCAAGTACAAGCACCAGCAGTACTACTTCTTCGACAACGAGTACGGAGACAACATCCAGTTCTACCAGCACCAGCAGTTCTACGACAACTAGTTCAACTTCCAGCTCGACAACTTCTACTGAAACAACCAGTAGCTCGACTTCAACTTCCAGCTCAACAACTACAAGTACAACTTCTAGTAGCACTACTTCCACTGAAACAACAAGTAGTTCAACCTCAACATCTACTACATCGACTAGTACTACATCAACGGAAACAACATCTAGTTCAACATCAACTTCCAGTTCAACGACTACCAGTACAACTAGTTCTTCGACTACCAGTACAGAAACTACTAGTAGTTCAACATCAACCAGCACAAGTACCTCAACTTCCAGCTCTACCAGCACCAGTACTACAACCAGTTCTACTACTACATCTGGAGTTACGACAACTTCTACTTCCAGTTCAACAACAACCAGCAGCACTTCCAGCTCAACAACAACAACTGAAACTACAAGTAGTAGCACTTCCAGCTCAACAACAACGAGTTCAACTTCCTCGTCAACAACCAGTACAGAAACCACAAGTAGCTCAACTTCGACATCAACAAGTACAAGCTCGTCAACCAGCTCAAGTACCTCATCTACAACTTCAACTACAACCTTTAGTTCAAGTTCTACTACCTCAACGTCAACTTCCACGTCAACAAGTTCATCTACGAGTAGCTCAACATCAACCAGCTCAACAACGACATTCTGCGGTAATTTAACTGAATTTGTTGATGAGCCAATGACAACAACAGCACCATCAACAGGAACTTTAAAAAATAACGCAGTTTGGGTAGATGGTGGAGCTGGAAATAGTTATTTACGTCTCACTACTGCCTCTGCCAGCATTTCAGGACAAATTGAATATTATGCTGACCTGAAGGACGCTTTTGAAGTTACTTTTGATATGTGGGCTGGTGGAGGAACGGGAGCTGATGGAGTCTGGTTTTACTTTGGTTCTAGTTCTACTCCAACAACCGACCTAAATATGAAGGGAGGTTACGGAGTAACTTTTAGCGAATATTCTGATGTCTGTAGAATATATTTTGATACAACAGTTATTTCTTCTGTAGCTGTTTCAAGCTTAGACAATTCTACATGGAGAAGTGTCAGAATAAGATTTGATTCACAAAACTTCGCAATCTTTATCAATGAGGCTTTAATACTTGGTTACACAGATTTAACACCCAGAACTTTAGCAGGATATTATTTCGGTTGGGCTGCACGGACTGGAGGATTAAACAATGAACACAGAATACGAAATATTACCCTAGACACTTGTGGACTTATTACCACAACCAGTACAAGTACAAGCACCAGTTCCTCAACATCCAGTTCAACCAGCTCAAGTACCAGCTCGTCAAGTTCAACGTCAACAACTACAAGTTCTACATCCAGTTCAACCAGTTCTTCAACCAGCAGCAGTTCATCAACTTCCAGTTCAACAAGCTCAAGTACCAGTAGCTCTAGCTCATCAACTAGCACATCAACTTCCAGTTCAAGTTCAACTAGTACTAGTACAAGCTCAACTTCTACAACTACATTCAGGCCAACTGTTTTTTCAAGAGGGAATATCGAAGGAATTGAGTTGTTTGCGGATATCAAGAATGAGAAACCTACTTTTGGCAGAATTGAGTCAATGAAACCTGACTAATAAGTTATACTGAATATATGGCTAATACGCATTCACTAGACCTTGACTCTGGTAGTTCTCAGTACGCTTATATTGCTGATGGAAGCCAAACAGGTTTAGACTTCTCAACAACATTCACGTTAGAAATGTGGATTAACATGGATTCACTTCCAGCAAGTGGTTCTGTTTATGAGCTTATTTCAAAAGATGACGGAACTAACCGAAGCTATTTCTTCCAGTTAAGGAACAATGCGGGAACAATGAGAATGGAAGCTGGCGTTTACAACGGAGCTAATGGAGATAGATATACTCAGAATCATGGTTTCACGGCTACTACATGGACTCATGTTGCATTAACTTGTGATACTGGCAACGCATCTGCAACAACATTTGAGTTTTTTGTTAATGGTGAAAGCCTGGGTAATGGAACTGCAGCAACTTCCGATAATATTGCAACTATTACCGACACAGCAGAGTCCTTCATTATCGGAGCTTTTGGCGATATATCAACATTCTTTAATGGAAAAATAGATGACGTTCGTGCTTGGAGTGATGTTAGGACTGCTTCAGAAATTGAAACCAATTTCCACAAAGAACTTGTTGGAAACGAAGCCAATCTTGTAGGATATTGGAAACTTAATAATGGATACCTTGACGAAACCTCAAACAACAACGATTTGACTTCGAGTGGTTCACCTGTATTTGCCACAAACCCAGCATTTACGGAAACAGAAACTTATTCTTTAGATTTAGAAAAAGCAAGTTCTCAATATCTCAATATTGCGGATGTCAACCAAATTGGTTTGGATTTAAATTCAACTTTTACTATTGAGTTTTGGATGAAACCAGAAAGCATAGACGAAGTTATGGAAATCATTTACAAAACCAATTACCGAGTTTATTTATATACTGATAATACGATTACAGGAGTGATAATAGGTTCAGATGCTAAAGTTGATAATTATAACTACACCCTGACCTCCCCGATAGGGAATTGGACACATGTAGCTATAACTGCGGATTCAAGCCAGGCTTCAGCTACAACATTTGAGTTTTTTGTTAATGGCTCAAGTGTCGGGAATGGAACTGCGGTGGTTTCACAAAATGCAACCGATATAGGTACAAACTCTAATTCTTTTCAGGTTGGTTGGGGTACTACAACACATTTTTATGATGGTTTACTTGATGAAATAAGAATCTGGAGTGATGTAAGAACTTCAACTGAAATAGCAAATAATTATTTAAGCATTATTGATGCTACATCTTCAGGATTAGTTGCATATTGGCGGATGGAAAATAATTATACGGATTTAACAGCCAATAATAACTATTTGACACCGCAACTTTCTCCAGTATTTAGTACAGACGTTCCTGCTGGACTTGGAACAACTACAACAACAACTACTTCTACTTCAACATCAAGTTCGAGTTCAACGTCTACTTCAACTTCCAGTTCAACTTCTACTTCAACGTCAACGTCAACATCTAGTTCCACAAGTTCTTCCACGTCAACGTCAACATCAACGACAACAGCAACTACTGTTACAAGTTCATCAACCAGCACATCTACTTCCACGTCAACCTCAACTTCCAGTTCAAGTACCAGCAGTTCCAGCTCAACCAGCACGTCTTCATCCAGCTCAAGTTCTTCGACATCAAGCACAAGTACCAGCACGTCTACGTCTTCATCAACGTCAACGTCTACAAGCACAAGTTCAACCACTACCCCTCCACCAGAAAAAATACCTTTAATGGGTGGTTCTATATATAAGGAATTTATAAGTGGAAAACTGTATATTAAATCTTAACTGGTAATATAAGTTATACTGAATATATGATTAGAATTAAAATATCCAATCCAGACCTATCGGGAGAGGAAAAAACAAACCTCGATGCAGACTATTCCAGTGGAACAACATTAACAGTAAGGAACAGTGACAACTTTACAACAAATTGGTTTGCTGTAGTTGGTGAGCCTGGACAGGAAAGAACTGAGGCTGATTATGTAGCTTCTACTACATCTACAACCATTGTTTTGAATAGCGGATTATCTTATTCACATAACAAATCTGCTCCAGTTTATCGTTCCCACTATAACCAGGTAAGCGTAGAAAGAAAACCAAGTGGTGGAAGTTATGCTCAGATAGCTGAAGGGCTAATTGATATTGAATGGGACAATTCTGACAAAAACACATTTGTTACGATATCGGCAGGACAATCTACGGATACATTTAAATGGAGATTTTATAATTCAGTTACAAGTGAATATACAGCTTATTCAGATGAACTTGCAGGAACAGGCGTAGCCAGAAATCAACTGGGACACATTATAGAATTAGTAAAGAAAAATCCTATTGCTAAAAATGTAGATATAGAGACCATAATTAGCTATGCAAATGACTTCCAAGATGTCGCATATGATGAAATGCCTAAAGCATGGTGGTTTCAGAAAACTGGGACTGCAATATCAACCGTGGCTGATACTTACACTTATAGCATTGATGACAACTGGAGTGATTTATTGTCAATTAAATTCGTGCTCTATCGGTATGTAAACGGAAGCGTAGATGAAACATATCCGCTTACGTATTCTCCTTTAAATGAGTTTTATAATAAAAAGACTGATGCCAATAAACCAAGCGATGATTATGTAAAATATTGGACATTCAAACCTCCAGACTCAAGTTCTGCAAAAGGTTATATTTTACTTGACCCAACACCAGATACGACCAGTTGTTATATTCAGCCCATTTACCAATTTGAATTAACTGCATTGGATAGTTTTGGAGACGAAATTGTAGTTCCTTATCAAAAAGGATATACAGACTATATCTTTTACAGGATATTTAATGATATTAAAAATGATACGAATAATGCCGTCAAGTACAATAAAATTGTCGAAGGAGATTTGATTGCATTAAGAAAAAGAGCTAGAAGGCAACTTGGACAACCAGAATTATTTAGATGGAGAGGAATTAAGGGTTGGTCAAAAATGTATGGTGGAGACCAGGTAAGAAGGTCCAGCACCGCCAATGAACTATTTTGGTAAATATGTATGGCAACTTCATTAACAGAAAAAGTTAAAGATATTAAAGATATGTCTGGTGGAGTCCAAAGGACTACCAGCAAGTTTTTAAGGCAAGCAAATGAACAGGAATTAGGCATAAATACAGATTACAAAAGAGTTGGTGGAATAGGCAAAATATTAGGTTATACACAGCTTGGTAATACAATAACCACATCAACAACAACATCGACCACAAGCTCAACTACAACCTCAACGTCAACCAGTACATCGAGTAGCACATCAAGTTCTACTAGCACATCTAGCACAACAACACCATGACAAAGATACTTGGCTTACATGGACATAATTTTATTGATGGTACAGAAACTCTTACGGCAGTTTGGGCTAAAACTCCAATGGTTTATAAATCTGGAAGCTGGATACGGGGTGGAAACTTAACAGCCAACCAGGATGCATATTTAGCTTCATATATTAATAGAGTGTTTCTTGTTAATGGTAATGAGAATTTGGAATATAACAATGTAGACTGGCGTAGTGATGACAATTTTGCAGGTTCACCAATTGCTAAATTTATAATATCAAGTGATTCTTACTTGTTTCTTTACAATATTACAATTAACGGAGTCAGATATCCTTCAAGGGTATGGCTGTCGGATTTACCACAAAATAACAAATTAACGTGGGGGTTGGATTGGGGAAACGATTTGGTTACAACGGCAAGTGATGCAACTATAGATTCAGCAAGTGGACATTTCAAAGATTGGAATATTAAAGTGGGCGACCCATTTTTTATTACTTCTGGAACAAACAGAGGCCACTATACAGTTTTATCCGTTACAAGCAATACAGAGCTTGAACTTACGGAAAACTTAGTTAATACAAGTAGCGGAGATTCCTTCTGGACTGGCGGAAATTGGTTTGACGTGGGAACTGAAAATGGTGATGCAGGGAATGGATTTGGTATAGCCTCAAATGAAGTTGTTTGCTTTAAAAAGGATTCAGTTTACAGATACAATGTTTCTGGTACTTCTTTGAGAAGAATTAAAGATGTGCCTGGGACTACATCACCTAAAAGTATAGTTGAATGGGGAGGATATTCATATTGGTATCATCCATCAGGAATTTATAGAACAAGTGCAGGAACAGGTGAGTGGATATCGGGCAAGATTGATGACATTATTGATGGTGTTACAACCGCTAATCAGACTCAAGTTGTTAGCTGGATAAACAAAATCGAAAAAACCATCAATATGTATTTAGGAAATGTTACATTGCGAAGCGGAGATACAATCTCAAATTGTGTTGCAACGCTTGATACCACTTCAAATATTTGGACACCACGTTCTTATAACATGATAATTACAGCAGCAACAAACTGGCTTCACAGTAGCGTACCAGAAGTTTATGTCGGAGATGATGATTCTGGTGTACATCAAATAGATACAGGAACTTCGTTTAATACGGCTGATATTCCATTTTCAGTTGAATATTGGCCCGAATTTCCAGCAGGTGAAGATGCTGTGGTTACTTTTAACAGAGTTAGAGCATTTATTGACAATGGTCCAGATGTGCAATTGCTTTATAAGCTCTACTATATGCCTACTGAAAACGAAGATGTATTTATTAACGACACAGAATGGCATCCGATGACGGGAAGTCAGGTTGGAGAAAGATGCGATTGGTATTTTCCTTCTGACACACGGGCTGCTGGAGTAGCTTTAAAAGCAGTACAAAGTGGTGCTGATGAAAGCTTCTTAATAGAGAAGTTTACGATTTATTATTCAATGGAAGCAAACAATTAAATGAATGACGAAACAAATTACAAAACATCTGGCTATGATGAGTTTTTAAGAAGAGATTTTAACGCACAACCAGAAACTACCGAGGATATAGCCTCAATTCAAACACCACAACTGGCTGCTGAAACTTTAACAGGAAATGTACCAAAAGATAGCGTTACAACTGCCCTGGAAGATTCTATTCAAGAAACTGGGACATCAACGGTTTCGTTTACTTTGCCAAATGGTTTCAAGGCTAGAGTGACAAGCACCATTACAGATAGGGATAATCCAGGTAAAGTAATGTTCGGCATTTGCGAAACAGCTTCGTACGAAACAAATATCGGAAATTCCAGTTATGTTATTCCATATGGAGCAAGTATAGATTCAACAGATTATCAATATGCTACTTTTTACGATTACGATAGAAACCAAACAGGTTCACAACCAGGTTCAAATTTATCGTACACAATAGTTATTACAAATGTAAGTGGGGTTAGTAAGTCTATTTATATGTATTTTAGATGGCGTTATCTTGGTAAATTAAGCAGTGCAACAGAATCATGAGAAGAACAATTTTAGCTAATAACAAACCCATAGGTTTTGTAGATGGTCCAAAGGTTTCAATATCCATTTCAGACAATAGTGGAAGGGAAATTAAAGTAGAACAGGTTGAAATCAAACCCAAGAACAAGAATCATAGCAAGAAATTGGTAAAATAAGTTATACTGAATATATGGCTTTAACACGAGAACAAAGCATAGCCCAATATGGAACTGAATCGTATACAGGCTGGGGTGAAACCGAGGCTAAGTATGATGCTCGTGCTCATCCAGAAAAATTAAATACATATAATGCTAGTTCAAGTTCTGGTGGTGGCAATGTTCAAACACCAGAAGAGTACGCAAAAGCTCTTTTAGAAGCAACAGCTAAACAAAGAGAGGCAGAAAGCCAATATTTAACAAAAGCTTATTCTGACAATCCTTTCGTATTTGACGAAGAAGCTGCAAGAAAAGCCTCAACTGGAGATTATGCAGATTATTACAAAACGCTGTTAAATGATTACCTGTCGGGAGTTGAGCTTAAAAGGCAAAACATACAAGACGAACAAAAGCTTTTAACCACGCTACGTAATTATGATATTAATGCCAAAACCAGAGCAGCAGATTATGCAATAGAAAATTCACAAAAGGGTTATGCTGGTCAAGGATTGTTCTTTTCTGGAATAAACGAAAGAGCAACAGGCAGATTGGGAATTGAAACAAAAGTTAATATAGGTCGAGCAGAAGCAGGTTATTCCAGCCAGGGTGCTAACCTTGGAAGGCAGGAACAAACTCTTGGCCTTGAGGAAAAGGTAAATAGAAATCAAATCCAGCAAGAACAACAAGCAAATATTGAAAGTGGAATTAATCAAAGATATAAAGAACAATTTGGACAATACCAATATGGAATAGAACAAGGTTATCAAAGACAGTTCCCAAGTGGTCAATTAAGTGCAAGTAATTATTTACCATCAGAATATTTAAGGGCTTACTAACATGGCAGACAATTTAACGTATCAACTACCACCTGAAGTAACACAAGCAAAGGAAGCTTCCCAGAAGTTAACTAATGTTGCACAGCAATATGGTTCGTATTCTGAACCTTCAGTATCGGAGTCTTTAAGAAAAGCTGTAACTGATGCGTATTCTCAAAACCAGGATATTATTGGTCCTTTGGACACTGCAACACAAGAATATTTCCAAGCACCTTCAGAAAGTAGACTTAAATATGGAACTCCTGGGTCTGAAAGCTATATTCAAAGTCCCAATTTAAGGGAGAATTTGATTAGCCAATATGTAGGTAATCAGGCAATTCCAATGCTTTCTCTTGCCAACATTTTGGGAACAAGATTTGGAAGAATATCTGACTTTATAAATGCAGGACTAGGTGGATGGCAAACAGCTACACAACAGGCACAAAACGCTGCTACCAACGCAAGAACTACTTATGGAGATTTACTAAACGAATATCAAAATAAACAGCAATATAACCTGGATTTATATAAAGCTCAACATCCTGCCAGTGGTGGTGGAAGCGACATATCTTCTGGCATATTAGCTTCAATAGTTAAACTAGTTAAACTGTTAAATCCTGATAATACTACTGAAAATGCTAATAATGGTGAACAAATGCCTACTTACAACCCTGGTGCAGTTAGTGCAATTTCATCTGGAGGTCAATGGTCATGGGAATGGACACCAACTAACACTAATCCAGGCTGGAAACCATTGAGTGGACAATCAACAAAACCATCAACGTCTTTAGACGATTTATTTAATAATAGTTTTTAATATGGCATTATCATTTGAAGAGGCAAACAAAGCATTAGGACAGACTTATGCATCACCAAATGTACAAAACAACGTACAGCCTTATCTGCCTAATACACAGCAAGTACCGCAATACGATACTTCACAAGCTGTTCCAAGCACTGGTGGACAAGGAACGGGAAATTTCTTTGGTGGAGATGTAAGTCCATTACAGCTTCTACTTGGGATGGGGCTTTTAGGACAAAACAAATTATCTCAGGCTTATTCGGTTTTAAAACCAACACCTGTTACAGCAGCACAACAAAAGCTTAAAGTTCAAAAAGCACAGGCATCCCAAATGGATAATGCTCTTAATTCAATGTATAAAAATTGGGGTAATATTCCAGCAGTACAAAGATTGCCGATACCATTAATAGGTCATATTGCTCCAGAAAGAGCAAAATATGAATCTGCTAAACAGTTATATAACCAGATGCTTATTTTAATGGTTGAAGATAAAAGGATTACAGACCAAAACCGCAAATTTTACTTACAAATGTTTCCATCTCTCCTTGATTCACAAAAAGTAGCAAAGATTAAGGTTCAGAATATAAAGTCATTTGTAAACGACCTTTCGAACATTGAACCTCCCACATCTGGTGGTGGAACAGATATTAACGATTTACAACTTTTACTAGGAGGTCAATAATATGGCATTTGATTTAGAACAATTTAAACAGGTAGCTATACAAAGTGGATATTCTGAAGTTGATATCAATAAATACCTTCAAAAAAAAGCTGAAACAAATAAGGATGCCAATTTTGCTCTTGAGGCAGAGAGAGCAAATAAAACTGCTATTGGTAGGTTTTTAGAATCAGGTGTTATTCCAGGTGCGTTTGCTACTGCTGGTAGTATTGGAGGAGGATTGCTTGGAACTATTCCTGGTGCATTTGCTGGTGGTTTTGGAGGATATGGTGCAGGGAAAGCCGTACAAGATTTAGCTTTAAGAGCCACAGGTATAAGGCAAACAACTCCAGAAGTGCAAAACCAAAACCTTGCGGATATGACCAAAGGTGCTCTTGCAACAGGAGGAACTAATGCTGCTACATTAGCTTTGTTAAAAAGTCTGAATTTTTTAAGAAGTCCTGTAGTAAATACGGGAAAGGCTTTGGAATCGGCCAGAGCTGGAACTACGGCTGCTCCAGAAACAGCAGAAAACATAATGACAAATGTTAAAAATAGCAATGTTTATAAATACGCTCCACAAGAAACACAACAATCTATAAATGATGCTACATCAAGATTAATTTCAAGAGTAAACCCAACACTTGAGGTTGGTGGAGGACAAGTTCCTATTAATGAATATTATCAAGGCTTAAATGCTATGCAGCCAACCACAGGGGCAACTGAATACAATGTTTTAAACCAAGCTACAAGAGGAGTAATAAATCCGCAGCAAAACCTACAAGCTAAATTCCTATCAAAAGCATATGGAACAGGAGCAAATCTGAATAATAACTACTACTTAAAAAGAGGACTTGTAAACTTACCGCTTTATTATTTGGGAACTAGACTTCTAGCTACTCTAGGCAATTTAGCTACCAATCTTGGAAGTCAATAACATGAGAACAAATGATTTGCAAATACATCAGAGAGTATTGTCAGGATTTAGGAATTACTCTCCCTATGTCTTGTGGTTGGTTGGTATTCTTGTTATTTTCGCTAATTTGTGGGCTTATAGCAAACTTGCTCCTCTTGAGCAAAATATTCAAGTGATGGCTAAACAGCTTAATGTGATGGAACAGCAAGTAAGTAATATAGAAAATCAACACGATAGTTTTGTTCAAAAAGATACATTTATAGGATTGGTTGAAAGATTAAACCATATAAGTCAAAGGGTAGATTCGATTTATTCAATAGTAGCAACCAAAGATAAATGATATATCCCACGAATCACTTTAAAGAAGATTGGTATTCAGCACAAAAGTTTGGCAATCCTACAAACTATGGATTTCATGAAGGTGAGGACTTAAACCTTAAAACAGGTGGTGATACAGATTTAGGACAGGAAATTAAGGCTATTGCAAATGGTAGGGTTATTTATTATCACTACTCCAGCCATCCCACTACAAACTTTGGAAGACACCTGGTTTATAAAATAGATGGTGGATGGGGAACAAGATGGGTACACTGTGCTCACTTATTAGACCAGGACTTTACCAAAGAAGTTAAAGATGTAAGTGAAGGTCAAATAATTGCGAGACTTGGTAAATCAGGTACTCCTTATGCACACTTACATTTTGCAATTTATAAAGTAGACCCAGTATCGGTTGGAGGTATAGATAATATTGCCAATACTCAGGAGGAACTAAATAGAGTTTGGGAAGACCCGATAGCTTTCATTGAAAAGTGGATGCAACCAGTAGTTCAACCCCAACCAGTAACAGACCAAAGTAAGTATAATTTTGGTGATCCCTGGGGAGAGATTGAATTGCAAAAAGCAAGAAGTATTCTGGTAGAACAGAAATCAACCATAGAGGACTTATCTGGTAAGATTGAGAATATTAAACAGATTGTGGGGTGATAACTATGAACCTGAAACTAAAGTCTGATGTTTTCCAAAAATGGTTTTCTAACCAAGTTACGTTTTTAAAACTATTAGCAGCCTTTGTCGGTATTCTTTACTTGGGAACAGTTATACCAAAAGTACAAGAAGATGGTTTACAGTTGGTTGATTTGGCTATTACAAATACCATGGTTACAGCAGTTTTTCTTTACATAGCAAACGGTATATACGATTATCTTAGAAAGCTTAAATGACTGAAAGACCACTCTGGACTGATTTAGATGAACTTGAATATCAAGTTTCTTTTGATATGCCTTTATTTGTTGAAGAAAGAAAAGGTTACGATAAACCCAAACAACCTACAGAAAGTCCTCCTGTCGGCCAGCCTGTTGAATTGCCACCCAAAACAACCAACCATCCAAATAAAAAACACCCAAGATGAGAAAAGAAATTCAAGGAACTTTAGATACAGCAAATTCTTTGGTAATGAAAAAAGAAGCAAAAGACTTAAGGGCTATAACAAACTTTGCAGAGAGTCTTAAACTTGACCCTGCTGCCTGGAGTAGAGTAATGGATGAAAAACTAAGACTAGACCCAAGAGGAAAATATGATGAAGAAGAAGTTATTATAAGTCGTCTTAAATGAAAGAAACTCGTGTTTTCTCTTCTGTTTTCTTTTTCATATCTCTCTTTGGTAATAAGTTATTTGTTGAGAGTTAGATAATTTTTATTCTTGGCTCAACCACACTTCGACAAGATTGAGCCAAGTAAAAAACTAGTTAAGCCATTCCCACCAACTAAACATAAATGTTTTCGGTTGATAGTCATCCTCAACTACAGCTAACACAACTTCTCCTCCAGCACATGAATTTGAACTTTGAATTCCAAAGTCATAGTCACCTGTAGGATTCAAGTCATGTATCGTAACTGAAACATACCCGCCCGTAACAGGTATATCTCTCAAGGCGTGTTGCCACCCCTCTGTTCCACTTATCCTGTAATAAATATTGGCGTTTGAGCTACTGGTAAAGAAATTAACAGTCGCATCCGCACCATTTCTTATTACATGGACATTGGAAGGTAACACCAAAGGTGTAGTATCCTCACATTGAGGAGCACCGAATGGCCCCTGTGGCTGTTCGGGTTCCCTCGGAGTTTCCGTTGGAGTTGGAGTAGGAGTTACTTCCTCGTACTCACAAACTTCGATATCCCCAACTTCCTTTTCCTCGTCAAAATCCTCGTCAAAGTTCAAAGCCTCCTCATCCAAACACACATGGGTCTTTTCCTCTGGTGTTGGAGTCGGACTTGGAACTTCGGTTGGTGTAGGAGTAGGAACCTCTGTAGGAGTTGGGGTTGGCTGTTCATTGTCAGAACACAAACCAATTAACCAACTTATAGCGTGAGGGTGTTCTGTCCTCCAAACATATATCGCTGTGTCTACATAGTAAAACTCAAATCCCTCGTGTGGTAATTCATAAACATCCTGACCATCTCCTGCGTGAACTGATGCAAAATCAAGAGTTTGTCCTTCACTACACTCAACATAAAAAACGGTTGAGTCTGGGCCAAGAGGATATTCAAATCCAGTTTCATCTTTATTACAAATTGTTGGATTTTCAGAACAATACTGCGACCACTCACTTGCTGTAAATCCAGAAAGGCTTGCTTCTACATTTTTAGCTGAAACCAAATATCCTACTACTCCTATAAGAGCTAAAACTCCTGTGAAAAGTACACTTAATTTTATAAATCCTTTATTCATATTTACTCACCTCCTTCAGCTTTTTCCTGTTCAAAAACAAAAATAACAGAGAAAAAGCGAAGATAGGTAATAAAATTAAAATTCTTGGTAAAAGCCAAAATGAATATGGAATGGTGATGTCAATTTCTATTTTCATTTGCTGCGTAATAACTCTACAAAATCTTTAAATGGCAATATAACGTAAGCATCTTCAAATAGCGGTTTAATTAAAGCTGCTGCATATTTCTTGTTACCTTTTTCTGATATTGTCTGATCTATAATTCTTCGTATCATTCTTGATTTATACATCTTGCCTCCTTTAACCTCAAATGCGAAATTCCCTGTATTTTCTAAATCACGCCCACCAGATTGGGATTGTGTACCAGCATTGCGTCTGATATCAGGAAAGATATCTCTTAACTGATTGGCAAACATCCTCTCCCATCTTTTACCAGTTTTACGATTATTAGACATAGCTCTATTCTCACCTAGACTTGTAATGCCATTTTCCTGATCCGCCTGGCAGAAATTCTTTCACTATTTCATCAATTTCTTTTTTGGTTATGGCATAGTAGCCCGTGTGGGGTTGCTTACGCATTACCAATCTTCCACGCCTAATCCAACCCTGCACAGTCTGACGAGCTGAATCGTAGGTGAGAGCCTTGATAATCCCCACATCGTGCAACTTATTTACAAGATATTTAATTGTGTAGTATTCGTCAGTCATCTTTTTTTGCAAACGGGTCGTCTCCCTTAAATAAAGCTGATACATCAATATCTTTCAATCTTTCGTCTACATATGCTTGTATTCCTTCATCCAATGGTTTGGGAGGTTTAGCCCTGACAGAATAATCTACTGGGTCAGTTTCGTCATCACGATTGACAACCAAGTCGTAGAGCTTTGGGTCTTTTCCATAATCCTCATCGTTTAGCCAACCCTCAATTCCTTTTAATACTTTCTTTTGTGTAACTTCCAATACCTCAACTTCTTTTGTATCGTAGTTGTAAATGGGAAATGCCCAAAAGTAAGCAGGAACTTTTTGCTTACCTGTAAATTTATTGATATCGGCATTTGCCAACTCTTCTTCAGTAAATTCAGGTTTGCTTCCTTTTCTTCGAACTGGTTTACCTTCTACCCACAATTCCCATCCAATAATAGCCTGACCAACAATCCTTATCCTATTATCCCCAGATTTGAATTTAGTATATAAACTTTTACCTGCTGGAATTACAGTTTCAGGAGGAATAAAACCCCCCATTTCTTTGTCCAATTCGTTAAGCATAGAATTATCTTCAAAATCATCAATGTCTTTTTTACCTGTCATGTTTATCACCCGCCCTTCTATCTAAATTTAACCATTTTTCACCTTCCAGACTAATCCGTTTAATAAAAAACTTGTATTTATCTGGTAGTGTTTCTAAATTCTTCTTAATCTTTTTATAAAGTTTGGCTTTTCTATTCACATTTCTCCCTTAACTACGGCATCTGCCCAATCATCACCTTTAGCTTGCATAATTTCTATTTCACGAATAAACTTATCCCAGGGCAATTGCAGTAAAGTTTCTGCATATTCCTCGTCAATAAATCCTTCTTTTATTCCGTAATTTAAATATACCAATGCGTCATTTAATCTCATAATTTTTCAATAATAGGTTTAATCAATTCAAGAAACTTGATAAACTTTTTAAAATCTTCCTTGTAAACCCACAAATATTCTGAATTTATATATTTTTCTCTCACTATCCTTAAAAATTGCGGTTTGTCATCATCATAATGAACCAACAAATCGTAATTTTCAAAACTGTATTTTTTCTCTTTTGTAATTGTTTCTTCTTGCTTCAGACTTTTCATCTTATTCATTACGGTATATCATACTACATCAGTGAGTGTTTGTCAATAACATCTTCAAAAACAGCCATCTGCTCTGCCGTTTTTATTTTATTTATTTGGTTTTTAGCTTCTTTAGATTCCCTTTGAAGCTTCCAATAACGGTTGAGCATAGCAGTTATCCTACTGCCACTACTTACCTTCCATTGTTTTAAAATAAACTCTTTTGCTTCTTTTTCTGTCATAACACTATTTTAACTGCATAACCCCCCTTCTCCCATGTATCCCATGTTCTCCTTTTCTACCAGTTCTTTCCTAAGCGGTGCTAATAAGAAAAAATCCTATTAACACCATTCCGCTTGAGGTAAACTTATTAGTTATTCGTAATTAATTGGCTCTATTCTAACCATGCCAATGTTGGTCGTACTTAGTGCTTTATTAGTCACAAAACCATTTAAGATGGAAAAGCCAGCCAGTACGGAGTCGGGTGCATAATAGTGGAAATTTGTTGTGTAGTCCTGTACAATGAAGTTGTTTTATTATTAAAAACATTATTAATCAACCCGTTTTATTTGTCAAGAGTGAAATCTTAGCACAGGTAGGCGGGTTGGTTATTTTTATGGATATTTAAAAACGCAGTTCTGTATTGTTTTAACAGGTACTATGGCTCGCAAATATGGATTGTTTTAATTGTTGTTTTGGCTCGCAACTCTTTAATGTTTTAATCTCTCATCTGGCTCGCAAATTGTTAGTGTTTTAATTCATGATATGGCTATTTACTGTTTTGTTTATTCTTCCTGCAAATTTTCTGATTGCCCCTGTAGTCGATCCCAATTGGCTTTTTACTACAGTCAGGTCACTGGTGCTCCATTTTTCTGGTGTTGCATTTTTGAGTACAATCTGTAGCTCTATACACCTATTTAAAACTCTGTTTGCATCAAAGCTTTGTTCTCCCATTATTCTTGCCAATTCAATTTCAGCCTTTTCTGGTTTACTTTTTGCAAGTTGGCTAAATCTTCTAACTGCATTTCTTCCAGTAATTTCTTCTTTTGCGATAGCTTTCTTAACTTTATCTCTGTATTCTTCAGGAAGGCGGTTTGCTTCGTCAAATGCTGTGAACTTGGAACTGTCTTTAATTATTGCCTCCAAAACATAATCGGGTTCAAACAGTTTTGAAAGATATGTTCTGATTTTCTTTTCAGAAACTCCCAAATCTTTGGCTAAATCGCTAATGCCTTTATTTTTACCTTGCAACTTCGGGGCAGCAACGAAGTGGCCTTTCATTTCCAAAAGCTTTTTATATCCTCGTGCTACATCAATTGCATTCATTGGTGTAGAAGTTGAAGCTGACGATTGATGAAGGTTCTCAGCCATTTGTCGCCTGAATCTTTCATATTCGCCCTTTACAGATGTATTAATATTAACGGGAACTTCTTTCCATCCAGCTAGTTTTGCAGCACGCCAGCGTTGTTCACCCGTAATTATCATGTAATTTCCATCGCATTCAACTGGATTTATCATTCCTTCAACCTTCAAGCTTTCAGCCAGCCCTTGGATATACGACTGGCTGATTACTTTCCGAGGTTGATTTGGGTCTGGTTTTATCAAATCAATGTCTATTTTCATTTCTTTTCCTCTTCTTCCTCTGGTTTAATAATGTTGGCAAGCAAGATTCTTTCTCTTACAATACCATCAGGTAAAATACCCTTTCTCTCAGCGTCATTAGCCAGAATATTGGCATTTGTCAAGTTGCCTTTAACAAATTTATAATATCTTACCATTGCAAAGGCTGCTTCTTCCATTGTAGTTATTAACCCGTAATTTCCGTTCGGGTCAAGACTGCCAAACCACAGTCCTTCAGTAACTTTGAAGTATTTTTTAATTGAATTTATCCATCCTCGTACTTGTTTTTTTGCCAATAAATATTTAAGCGTATCGTTTGGTGTGAAGTAATCTTTGATGATATCCTCAACTGTCAGTTTTTCTCCATCTAGGAATCTGTTGCGTAAATCTTCAACCATTTCCTTGGATTTTTTTCTATCCATTATGTATTCTCACCCCCTTTAAGTAATTCTTCTAAGTTTAAGAGTGCTCGGTTCTGGAATAAAATTTTGCTTGCAACTATACAAGCGTGGAAGTATAAACAACCCCTGCCCAGTTTGTGTTTTTTTTCTATTCCCGAAAGAGGAATCTCATTATTGAAGAGATAATCATTCAGTACAGCTTTATCTCTAGTAGTAATCGGCTTGTTAAACCTGTCGATTCTATTTGAAGAATAACGTACGCTGCTGTTTCTATATTTTTCTATAAGAGCCTCGAACTCTTCATTACCTAATGCTCTCTGTAGAATATTTGCCTGTAAAGTTTTATAATCCTTAGCTTTCATTTATTCATTTAAATTCACTATATTGCATACTATATCATGCAATAATTATAATGTCAAGAGCTATTTTTACCCAATACCTTTTTCTTGTACGCTGTCCACTCACTAAACGCATCCTCAAAGCTTTTACCCAGTGAAAGATACATCTTGCTCAATGCAGTTATCTCGGCTGTTGACATCGCTTCTGGTGCAGGATAACGCTGTTTTGCCTGATCTGCTAAATAAGATATACGGGAAATCTTACCCATTATTTGGAGTAATTGGTTAAGTCTTTCTAACGCTTCAATGTCATTTATTTCACTCATTCAGTCCTTTTAATTTAACAGTCTTTTGGGGTTGTGTCAATGGGCAGGAAACGCAGTATTATTTTGTTTTAATTTTCACCATGGCTCGCAATAATGAAATGTTTTAATCTATCACCTGGCTCGCAATACGGATATGTTTTAATCTATCACCTGGCTCGCAATACGGATATGTTTTAATCTCTTATCTGGCTCGCAAGTCTATTTTGTTTTAATTCTGAAATTGGCTCGCAATATGGACATGTTTTAATAAGAAATATGGCTACATCTCAATTATATCAATCAAATGTTCATGTCCATTTCTGCCGATAATAAATGGATGTTCTGCCTCCAAACCCTTTAGCTGTCTTGATTTCATCCAGTAATGAGCTAAAAATACTTTGATGGTTTTTCTTTTTGCAGCAGCATAACGGTGTCCTTTCATACATAGTCTTTCTTTACCTTTCTTTTCGCCTTTGCTTGCACAACCTGCACTACCACAGTCTTTTGCATATACCCATTTCTTGTCATAATCAGCCCTAAATTCTTCATACAGCTTTCTATATCCACTTTTGTTTGATTGTTGTTTGACAAAACTTTCACCTATTTTCCACAAATGCGTTTTTAGTCTTGTATTCCAATTGGATTTTTGTCCTGCCTTTCTACGTACTGCCCTGCCTTCCTCATTAACTGCTAATCCGCAATATGCCCAGAGCTTTGAGATAGTTGCAAATCTTTCAATGTCGCCTGTCCAGCTTGTTAATCCTGCTGCCAACACATCTCCTATGCCTTTTATATTTTCCAGCCATTCAGTATAAATAGGATACGTTTTGTTTATCTGGTATGTGTATTTAGCAATATCCTTTTCAATTGAAGCCAGTCTATTCAGTACATTTACTTTTGTCCATTTTTCATCCTGTTCGCTTACACCCTGACTTGCACTTCGAAGTTGGTTTTCAACTTCAATACGCATAGCCTGAATATCATAATATGTTTCAATAATTCCTCGTATCAACTTAATCACCCCCTTTCTCATCTGATAATGTCCATCCACATTCGGGACAATAAATAACTGTCATGTAAGGTATACCAAAAACTGTATTTTGAACCGATTTCAGTCTTGACTTGCATTTAGGGCAGTATTTTTTTAGAAAAGATGTATTGCCCTTCTGTATCTTTTCTAAATGGTTTTTAAAAATAATATTGATATGTTTTTTCATTTGTTTTTACGTCTGTATTTTTCTTGCTCTAAGTATTCATCCATAGCACAGCTACCCTCGCAACTGTTTACTACAATAACAGTCTTTTGGTGTCTTTCAATAAAATCACGTTTGATTTTTTCTCGTGTTTTTTTGTCCATAGGTTACAATATAGGGGTTATCTAATGGGGTTACTGTTTAGGGTTATTTAAACCCCTACTGTTGTTTGCTCAGTTGTTATTACTGGCTATCTAGTAGGGGTTTAGGGGTTAATTACAGTTGTAATTAACTTACGGGGTTATTAGCTTTAGACGAACGTATCGTCTTATTTACTATTTTTTCGTTCGTTTTCTTCGTCTATCGCCTTTTTAACCAAAACTGGTTGAAGTGCAAGTGCAACTTCAGTCCTGTATTGGGATGTGCTATCACTATCTGCCAATGCACTCGCAAAGTCTTTTGCACTAACACCAGCCTTTTTTGCTAATGCAAGAACTGATGGTGTAATTTGGTCAGCAGTATCTACAGCTTCTTGCATTTCATCTCTAAACTTACGTGTGTTAATTGCCATTCATTATTTCACCGCCCTTCTTGTGTCTAGCCCACTAAGTGTATGGGTTCACAAGGCGATAGTTGAATTGTGGGATAGTTGGGGTACAGTATATAACCCCAAAAATACCGCCCTCAACTATCCCCTTGTGTTCGCATACTATGTCCGTTGGGTTGAGCTTCGATTATATTACCGTATAAAGTTGGGTTTTTATTCACTAAAACAAATTTAAAATTTTTGGGAAAACCAGCGATATATTTATCTTTACAACCCATTATTTCTTTAACAGTTGGTATATGCAGACCTTGGCGTTTAGTTATTAGTTGGCGTTGTTGTAGCGTGTTAACAATTCTTTTTACTTCATTTTCAATATCTAATATATTATCGCTATATTTATCGTCAAATTCATAATCACCAGCCCCGAGATAATCTTGGATATTTTCTAAGCGTAACATCAATAATTCCGATAAATGCTCTGATGGTTTTGTAATTATTTCAAATTCATTAAATGAGAAAATCTTCTTTTCAAGCTGTTTTATTATAAATTCATCGTCTAATTTTTCAATTTGTACTGGAGTAAGTCCGTCTGATAGACTAAATGTTTTTTGCTTAGGGTATCTACTATAAAAATCATCATCATTGTTATAATTGGAAATATAAGGCTTAGTTTCAATTTCAAAAATTTCCCAGCCCCTAGTTGTTAGTTTTAATCCTGTTTCATCGTCTAATTCTTTAATAACAAACTTATCATCATACTGTTTATTGACAAAAAGCCCCTTGTGATATGATTTGTAGGTTGATAATCCTTCTTCAAGTATATTTTCTGTACTAGCAAAATAAATTGACTGGCTTTCTTTATTATATGCAAGAAATAAGGGGCTAGTGTTACGAAACAAATACAAGGTTTGAGGTTCTTTGGTGTTTATCAAAGCACATGCGAACGAGCCTTGCAGTTTTTTTGATGTTAGCTGTATAGCTTTAATGGTGTTTTTACCTTGTGCTAAATACATTTCAATAAGCCTCAAAATTATCTCGCTATCTACTTCACCATCTGTTTTTATTGAAAATTGTTCTTTAACTTCATCATAATTGGTGATAATTCCATTATGTACTAGCATTAAACCAGTTTTACTGATAATCGGATGATTATTTTTATTATTATCTTGTGTACCTTGTGTTTTTGCTCTGGTATGGCCTAATATCATTTGAGGATTATGCGTTTTTAGTAGTTTTTGATATTCTTTACCCGACACAAATTCAGTAGCTTTGATCGGGGCTTTGTAATAGTTAATTGTATTTTTTGCCATTGAAAAACCTAGACCAGTAGCATCACTTCCCCTAGTTTCAGAAGCCAATAATAACCTAGTAAAATGATGTTTACATTCTTTTGAGTTTGTTGGATTTGTTATATAGCCTGTAATTCCGCACATATATTTATTATTAACAGTTGCAACATACGTTGCACCTTTCACAGTCACCGCAAAAATCATCACTATAGACTCTGTTTCCACAATTATTACATGCATAACACTCGCAACATTCATCGCAGTTACCACAATGCTCACATATTAAATCTGATACTGCTTCACAATTAGCACATCTATTACAACCGCAACATTCATCGCAACAATTACAATTTGTGCATGGGTTACTTGTCCATTCTCCACAATCTTCACAATTTCTGCCTAATGTTGGAATATTCTGTTGTCTGCCTCTTTCAGTAAGTGGTATTGAAGAAATAATCTGATTAAGCCATTTAAGTAAATGATATTGACATGAGTTTTTTAACGGATTGGTATATAAACAATGACATGGTTCTTGAACAGTGGTGTGTTCTAATTCGTATAGATCATGGCTCAATTTATCAAATTTTTCTGTTGTTAGGATATTTTGTTCTGTATAATTTAATAGTATTATTCTTCTTTTTATCGTATTGTAGGGTAAGTTTAAATCAATTATGGGTGGCAATTTAATTTTACCTAACTTATCGGGCAATTGTGTTAGTGGTGGTGCAACTTTCAAAAATTCAGGTTTAAGTTTGATGGTGTTTTTAATAATAGGCTCAACCATTTTCTTTTTTGATACCTTCAAATTTTTATTACCATCTTTACTCTTAAATAATTCCCTATTTTTTAATAAAATACTGATAACGGCTATCGCTTCGGCTATCATTAAGTTTTCTTCCCTCATTTTTCTACCAAAAGCTAGGGTATTACTTCTTAATACGTTTGTATCAGTTATTTTTTCAATTTTAGTAGTATGGGTTAACTTTGAGGCTATATCCCATGAATAAGCCAATATCTGTTTTTTAACATCTACGCCTAACTTGGGTAAATTTATGTATATATTGTTTTTTCGTTCTTTTTTCAATCCTAGTATTTCAATTTGTTCTACTTTAATATCGCCATCAAATATTGACCGCAATATATTTTCTGAAAATGAATTGTTTAATGCGTCATTGACATGTTCTGCAATTTCAAAACAGCCTAAGTCGTTTGTATTTCCCTTAACAAATGAATAATAATATCTAGGAGTGTTTGAAGCGTTTTTGTGAGCTACAATTAAGGCTTTAAATACTTTATCAATTAGCGTTTCAATTTTATCAACTTTCAAAAAGTCTGGATAGTAAAATTCAATGTTCCAACCTTGTTTTATTTCACTTGTATATAAATCACGCCCAAGTTGTACGCTTTTTATAAAATTATCAGTCTGTTTTTTATATTCTTTGTCTTTATATCTGGGTAATAATTTTAATTGATTGAATGAAACAGGCAACATAGGCTTGAGTAAGTCTTTTGAATGATTATTAAATGCTTCTTTAAACCCATAAATAGGTTCTTTAGCTTTGAAGTCATTAAATAATGAGGCTTCTGCTATTGCATAAGCTGTATAGAATATCATCCTTGTTAAATTTTCGTTAGCTATAAATGAAGGTAGCACTCTATATTCCATACCCCAAGGCTGAGAACGTATGCTTTCATCGCCCAAGTGTCCATACCTACTTCTTACTTTCCGCCAAAGTGAATATTGCTGATTTTCTATATACATAGAAGGAAATGCCAATAACATATCGAGGTTATTTCCTATTTTTTGACTATTTATTTCAAAGCTACTGCCTTGTAATAAAGAATGACCAAAGTGAATATGTCCACCAACTGCTAAAGTATCAGATTGACAAAGCATATTGTTTTTAAATGCTAGTGGGTAATTCTTTTTATTTTCTTCAAGAACTTTTTTGATATTTTGTACTAGCGTTTCAGGTTCTTTTGCTGGTTTAACCCTTATTTCTGCCGTTGCTGTGTGACCATCATAGCCAAAATCATTATTAAGTCCGCTATCCGATAGAACGCTATCAGCCCTTACTAGTTCTTTATTCTTGTTATATAGTGCAAATTCTGGATCAGTGCCTATTGTTAGTGGTTCTTTTGCTTTGTTTTTAGTCTTAGCCTCTGAAAAATCCATATCGAAGGGTACAAACTCAATAGATTGAGGGATTAGTTGCTCTCTTATACTTGATACTGTTGTATAAAATGTTTCTCCGTCAAGAGTATTAGGCATAATTCATTTATTCATTAGGTTCAAATGTCCAAGGTTGTACAATCTGGTAATGAGTTAACTCTAGTCAAGTTAAATAAACTTTTGTATTTTGTACAACCTTGGATTTAAGGTTATTGTCCTTATTGCCTAGCCCCAGTTAAAAACCGAGGCTAGGTATATAAAAATGCGATTTTCTTATTAATTCATTTATTCACTTAATATTGCTAATCGCAAGAGCAATAAGTATTTATATCATAGTATTATATACTTGTCAAGACACAATAATACGTAATTGATTGTTGGTGTGTTTATGTTACAGGTGGTGAGGGGAAGGGGTAGAGTGTTAGCAGATAGCGGTATGGAATCGTAAACCAACCTCACATATCTTACCCTTACACCCTTATTATAGGATAACTACTGTGGTATGTTGTAACCTCTGTGCCTGTTATTAGTCGTACAATAATCATTATGCGACACTAACAGCTATTTAGGCTTAATAACCCCCTATACACCCAAACCGCAGATTTTAAATTTAATATTTAACCCCGATTTAATACGAAGTAAATTTTTGACCAATTGTTATTATTATAGGATTATGTTTATTTCACCTCTTGTTCCACAAAAAGTTCAGTAGCGTCTCCTCTTTTTTTAATAGTATTTGTCTTTCGTTACAAATAATACGGTCAAGATTCTTGTTAATTATCAACGCCTGTTTCCAGATAGAATAATCTTCTTAGGCTCTTGACACCCCTGTGGCCCTGCTTGCACGACTCTTACCAGTAGGGTAGTTTTACCAACTATATTTAGTATAACTTAGTTGACAACCCCCCATAAACATAGGTATTATGGTTTATATGTCCTACTCCCAATATCCCACAATGAAACAAAGAAAAATGGTTCATAAATGGATTGAAACTGGGAACCTGACTGAAGCTACACAATTTGCCTACAATACAACCAAACACAACGCTTCAAGAATAGGCAACAGGATAATGAAAAGTGAGAATGTCAAAAATTACATTCGTGAAGTTCTTACTGCTGCTGGTTTGACTCCAGAATCAATTGCAAAAGATTTACAGGAATTAAGGAAGAATACCAAACCAGAAGGGAGGGTTTCAGACCCGTCACTGCATCTTAGAACAATCCAAGAAGGTGCGAAGTTATTGGAAATGTATCCTATTGAAAAGAAAAGTATTGAGAAAAAGGTGGCTAAATTTGACATCTCCTTAAAAGGAAAGAATAGAGATGAATTGATTGATGAACTCGAAAAACAACAGGAAGAGTTTACCCATTTCATGCGTGCAATCAAGAGAAAAAAAGATTCTTAAATTAATGATTCTTTGTCCATATTGTGGTGAATACGTTGAATTGGAAAAGACAAAATGTCCTGAATGTGGTGAATACGTGAGACTAAAAGGTAACAACCGTGTTGAACTCGATGAGTGGGATGAAGAAAAGGAGGATGAAGATTAATGGCACATCAAATTCCAAAACAAAACCATCCTTGGAGAAAATACAGTAACCGTACAAATCCAAGTGATGAGACTAATTCAGAGAAAAAACAAAAATCAGTCAAGATACTCATTCAGGAATTTGCAAACTCTTGGGATGAAATCAGGATTGTAACTTCAGTTTATGGTAGGGAAGGAGAATTTAAGTTATCAGAATTATCCCAAAGCAAACAGGCAGCGTGGCTGGCTGGATTATTGAAAAGACATTATGCGTAAATTCTCTATACTATTATATATATGCCAAAAATAAAGAAAAAGACTTTAACAAAAAAAGAACTTTACGAACAAAAGAAACGGGAAATGGAAGAGGATTTGGAATACTTCAAGCAGGTGGAAAATCCTGAAGCGAGAGGTGGAGGAAGAAAATTTGTCGAGGATACTATTAAAGAAGAGAAAAAACAGGAAGAAAAAAAAGATGACACGAATAAAAACTATCTTGATTCAAAAATAGGGGCATTTGTCAGTTACAAGGAAAGATTGGCGATGATTGCCTTTAATGAAATAATGAACCAAAGCTTTCCTGCGGATTGGCAGTATTATTGTGTTCCTACTGACGGCAAACCTCTTGATGTTTGGGGAAAGAAATTTGGTACTCAGGATGGCATCGTTTACATAATAAGAAGTCCTAAAGGTGAAGTTTACATACGGGCTGTTAAATGTGCCTACGACCCCGATTTGGATATTAATGCAATCAAAATAATGGTAGTTCAGATTGAAAATACAATTGATTCTTGGAAGGGTTTGCTTCTTTCGGATAATGTTGATACAAAAGCTACGATGAAGAAAACCAGTTCAGATATAGTAATTCCTCATTAATGGATGATACACAGGTCATTATCAATAAAATTCAGGAAACTAAAATTAGGCTCAAAGCAGCCAAGAAAGCTGCATATTCGGACAACCTTTATTTATTCAATAAAGACGTTTTAGGATGGCCCGATTTGTATGAACCTCTCCACAAAAAGGTTTGTGATTTTGTTCAGGATAATTACCTGAAAAAAAAGATACTATTATTATTACCCCGTGGAACATTTAAATCTTCAATAATTACGGTTGGTTTTGCATTGTGGCAAATAGCCAGAGACTCCAATGTGAGAATTCTCCTTGCAAATGCAACCTATCCCATGGCTACTTCCTTTCTGGGACAAATAAAAAAACACATTCAAGGAAATGAAGTGTTTAAGGAAATATTCGGTGAGATGTATGTGCCTACGGAGAAATGGTCTCAAGACAGAATTTCAGTTTCATCTGAAAAACTTACCCACAAAGAACCCACAATTTGGGCATATGGTATGGGGGGTAATTTGGTTGGTTCTCATTTCAACATAGCAATTCTTGATGACGTTGTTGCAAGGGATAATATTGGTACAAAAGACCAGATTGAGAAAACAAAAAACTTTTTCAGGGATGCTTTGGATTTGCTTGACCCTAAACCTGATGGTCACAAACCAATGATTATTATTGGAACAACCTGGCATTGGGATGATTTGTATTCATGGATTATGGATAAGCGTAACAATCTCATTAATGATTTTGCTGTTATGAAGCTTCCAGCTTACACAGGGGAGTGGCAAAAGGGAGAGTTATTATTTCCTAAAAGGCTTACCTGGGATACCCTTCAGAAATTAAAAGATCAGCAGGGCCAATATCATTTTTCGGCTCAATATCTTCTTAATCCTGTTCCTGAAGCAGATCAAACTTTCAAACCGCCATTCCAAACTTACGAGGAAACAGATATTCGGGGAATGGAAATGAACACTTTTATGTCTATCGACCCCGCCCTTTCTGAAAACGAAAAGGCTGATTTTTCTGCAATAGTTGTTATTCAAGTTGATGTAAACAACACTTGGTATATTAGAGATATTTGGCGTGGACAAGTTCAGCCAAGTGAATTAATTAATATGATATTTATTAAGGACCAGCAGTGGAAGCCGACAACTATAGCTTTGGAATCTACTTCTTTTCAAAGAATTCTCCAATATCAAGTATTTGATGAAATGAAGAAACGGGGTAGGTTTATACCAATAAAGGAGATTAAACATGCAGGAATGAATGCAGATTCAAAAGAAGACAGAATTAGAAGTTTGCAGCCTCGTTATGAGACAAAAACTGTATTTCATCCCGAAAGAAATGCTGTTCCGCTTGTTGAATATTTGGAGGATGAATTGATGAGATTTCCAAGGGGAAAGAATGATGACATGGTTGATGCACTTGCAACAATGAACGAAATTGCTTTTGCCAGAAGGGTCAAAGAAGAACGGGGTGGTTTGCATCAGGCCCATTACCCTGCTTAATAACATTAAAATTTACGCATGAACATTTTAAAATTAGCCAAATGAGTTATACTTAAATTATGCTGAAGTTTAAGGATTACGATGAGGCGAAAATAAACTCTGCGTACTCCCCGCCTCAAAAAATACAAGACGACAGAAAAAGGATTTATGAAAGGTATGCTGATATGAAGAATGGCCGTAATTATAACGGACAGAATATTGAAGCAGTATGGGATTCAGCAGAAAAGCAGTATGAAGGGTGGAGACCTCCAAAATCAGAAGACGATTGGCAGAGCAATATTGTTCCTCCAATAACTACCACTTTAGTTGAAAGAGCTTTGGGTGAAGTAAGCGACCAGACAATTCAACCTACGGTTACTGCAAGAGGCGAAGAAGACGTGGTTCGTGCAAGGCTTATGGACTATACCTATCAATATACATGGGAGAAGGGTGATGGAGACTTGGAATTATATGCAGGTTTAAAACAGGCTTTTGTTTTGGGAAACACGGTTTGGCAGGATGACTATTGGAGAGACAGAAGGATTGTTAAAGTTCTCAAAAAATTCGACATGGAGAACAATGAGGAGGAATACGTACAGAAAAAGGTTGATGATTTTGACGATGTTTATGGTGAAACTGTTAATTTGAGGGAATTTTATATTGATCCGAACGCAAGAAGCATTAATCGTGGAAGATATAAGGCCAATGACTGTATCAGGCGATATATTTATTCTTACAACAGCTTCATGGAGGAGTTTAAAGGTTCTATTTATGATGAATTTGGAGCTTGCAAATACGTAACTCCAGGTGGTGATACTGATTTTTATCAGTTCTATCAACCTCCTCACAATATTAATAAAGATCAAGTTGAGGTTTTGTTCTATTGGGGAAGAAGACCAGATAAATTAATAATAGTAGCTAATGATATTGTTGTCCGTGACGGTCCGAATCCTTACAACCACAAACAACTTCCTTTTGCTTGGGGAAGAGATATTCCCAAAATGAACACACTATTGGCTCGTGGTGAACCGAACCTACTTGAATCCATACAGGATGAGATGTCCACAATAAGAAGAATGAGAATTGACAGGCAGCACATGGATATTTGGAAAATGTTTTTAGTTTCTAACAGGGAAAATCTTGATGACGATGAGGCTGTAATTGCTCCATCGAGATTTATGTATGTTGACGATCCTAATAATTCTATTAAACCTATAGAATACAATCCTGTTCATGCAACGGCTTACGAGGAAGAAAAGATATTGAAACAGGAAGCTAGGGAAGTAACGGGAATGGAGTCTCCGCAAACAACTGGAACTGCTACTCAGGCTGCAATTTTCAAGGAGGCAACAATGAAATCTTTGAGAATGAAGATATGGCTTCTTTCCCGTGAGCTTTTAACTGATATTGTCAGGCTCAGAGTACCCAATATTACTCAATTTTATTCTACCCCAAAGGTGGAACAGATAGTTGGAGAGAAGAATTTTGGTAAGTATAGGACAATTCGTACGTCTGATATGCAGTTAAAGGTGGAACAGAATGGAAAATTGATTGAAAATCCACAGAAAGGCAGCTTTTTCTTTGAATTAACACCAGACATGGTAACTCCACAATATGGTTCTTTTGATTACAAGTTGTCTGGAGGACCGACTTTCCCGATCTCCAAGCCATTACAACAACAAAAAGTGGCAGAATTTATGCAACATCCTGTTATAACGGGTGCAATTCAAGCTGGATACTATGAATTGGGTAGAATGGCTGATGAATTCAGCAAAATTATGGAGTATGACCCCGATAAATTCAAAAATCCTGAGTCTGAACAGGCTCAACCACAATTTGACGAAGAAACGATGCTTGAAATGGCTTCGAGAGAGAATGCATTAATGATGGAAGGCCAGAAAATTGATGAAACGCCATACGCAACACGAGGACACACCAATATTCACTTGGCTTTTATGGAATCACCTACATTTAGACAAGGGTTTAATGAGGAAATCATGAGAAATTTCATATATCACATACAGGGAGAGGAAAAAGAACAAGAACAACGACAAAAAGCCAACTTACCAAACGTAATTCCTGGCTCTCAGGTTTCTGGGACACCTCCTCCTACTGAGAGTCAAGGAATTATGGCAGGTCAAGCAGCAGCTATGACACCAGGAATGGCCCAAGGTGGAGAAAATGCTCCCCCGCCTCCTGAAATGCCAAGAAATGCTGGTTAATATAAAATATGTCAAAGAAAAAATTGAAGGATAGACCTCAGAAGATAAAAACAACTGAGCAGGAGCTTGAAATCCTTGCAAACCTATCTATATCTACTGAGTGGATAGTTTTAAAAAGAGTGATGCAAAGATATGCAACCCATCTTCGTAGTTTTGCTTTCAATTTATCTTATTTTATGTCTCCAGAAGAATTCAAACTCAAACATCGTGAGGCCACAGCTCAAGTTTTAGGTTTCAAGAGGCTTGTAAAGTTAGTTGAAAAGTCAGGAAGCAAGTTGGATAAAGATTGATGGCGAGAGTTATACTGATAAGAAAGAGGATAATGACATGCCATTTACTAAACGAGGTTTAAAATATTATCACAAAGGAAGAGCTTATACTAAAAAACAAGTAAAAAAATATTATGCAAGTAAAGGTACTTTTTCAAAAGCAAAAAAGAAAGCTAAACGAAAAAAGAAAAAATAGTGTAATATAGAATAGTGGGGTAAACGAAATCATCCGTTCCCACTTAGTTGGGGGTGATTAATATAGCAAATAAAAAGAATGAAGCACCAGAGGGTGCGAAAAAAGAAGATAAATCGAAAGAGACTTCAAAAGAAGATAATCAAAATCAGCAAGACCAAGAGTTTGATTTTAAAAAAGGATATGAGGAACTCCAGAGTACAATATCCGAACAAGGAGAAACAATCAAACAACACAATGAAGCTATTATGGCAGCTTCAATTATTTCCAATACAATCGCTAATAACCCAACGCTTTTGGCAGAATTTGATAAAACACTCAAGCAGCAATATCCCAACATACAGGGTGAGCAACAGAACCAAGGCGAGGGTTCGCAAACAAATGCTGGAGATGGTACAGGAAAAACAACTCCAACTCCTGGGGTTGAAAAAGATGTAAAGGAAATTAAAGACGCAAATAGACATCAGATTATCAATGGTTTTGAAAAAAAATTTGGTATTGATAAACTTCCAGCAGATGAACAAAAAGTTCAACGGGGAAAAGTAGAAAGTTATTTAAGGACTTTTGGTTGGTCAGTTGACACGCTTCCATTAACAGCTCTTGGAGAAAGTTTAGACAAAGCTTATGTTGGTTCTGTTGGAATTGACAAAGCTGTGGAAGAGGGAAAAGTTGAAGCACTCTCTGCTTATCGAAATAATGAAAAAGCTGTAATGGGTAGTTTTTCTGGAGCTAATTTACCTACTGAAGAAGAAGGAACACTTACAGCAGCACAACAGAAGTGGGTAGAAAAACTCCACGTAGACCCAGATAAAGCAAAAAAGGTATTGGCGGATAGAGACCAAGAAATGGTCAGGGAGAAGCCAATAGAGAAGTAGTTTTGAGGCTAAATCCTGTCGTATAGTGGAAAACTATTGACCTAACAGTTATAGTATTAGTTAGAGATATGTCAGGATTTAGCTATCGCAAGAATTTAGACGGTTCAGCTTACGCTCCAATCAACATGAGGTTTGTTGGTAAGGATTCTATAGCATTTCAAGTTGGTGATTTGGTAAGAATTAATACTTCCACAGTTATTGATGTTGTTGACGCAACAGAAGCAATCGCAGGTGTTTGTGTAGGGGTTGAAGATAAAAATGGTCTTCCTGTTGCTACTGATTCTGGAACTACAGATACTTGGACAATGGCATCTGACAATACTACTGTTAATCTTTATAAAGTGATTTTCATTCCAGCACTTCCTAACTATCTGTTTTATGCAGATGGTGATGCAAGTAATAGCTCAGGGGATGAATTTGCTTTTACTGATGTAACTGACCACAATTCACCAGCCAATTCGTATGGTGATGCAACAGCACAACTAAGATTGATTGAAAGAGACCCAGATCATGATGCCGATGCATCAAAAGGTCTTTATCAAGTAGCAGAAAGCCAATTTGGAACAACCTTGGCAGTAGCAGCAGCATAGAAAGGATTTGTATAGTAAGTTATACTAAATAAACATGCCAGCAATTAGAGCAAATTTCGCAGACGAATTAGACCCAGCCGTAAGGACTATCTTCTTTGATAGATACGACCAAGAACCAGAGGTTATGCCAATGGTTTTCAATGTCATGACTACGGATCGTGATAAAGAAACGGATTCAGCAGCTACAGCTTTTGGTAAATTACAGCAAACTTCTGAGCTTGGAGCTTTGGATTATGAAGACCCCTTGGCAATGTACCAAACAGTTTATACTCCTCTTAAATACACCAAAGGTTTTAAGGTTTCGCAAGAGCTTTATGAAGATGACCAGCAAAATGTTATTTCCAAGATGCCAGCAGCTTTGGCAAAATCAGTAGTTTACACTACAGAGTTTTGGGGTGCATCAGTTTTGAATTACGCTTTCAACACCAGCTACACAAGTTATGGTGATGGAAAACCTTTAGGTTCTACAGCCCATACTAGAGTTGATGGAGGTTCCGACCAATCTAATGCTTCAGCAACAGGTATAACTTTTGGTGAAACCAACCTTGAAACTGGTAGATTGGCATTGATTGGAGCACTTAATGATAAGGGACAAATTGTTAACTTTAATGCAGATACAATTATAGTTCCAAAAGAGCTTGGTAAATCAGCACGAATCATAACCATGTCGACAATGCGACCTGGTACTGCAAATAACGATGTGAACGTATACGATGGTGCTTTTAAAGTAATTGAGTGGAAATATTTGACCAGCACAACTGCTTGGTTCTTAATGGATAAATCAAATGCTCAGCTTAATTGGTTCTGGAGAATTCGACCAGAAATGAAGAATGACTTTAACTTTGATGCCGATGCAGCTTTGTACAAATGCCGAATTAGATTCGCATATGGATGGAGTGACTGGCGAGGAGTCTGGGGAAGCAAGGGTGATGGTGGAGCCTACTCCAGCTAAAATTAACAATAAATAAGTTAGTAACTTATGGGAGCTTGGGAAAACGGGTTCTCCCGAAATCCCATTTTTGAAGCTCCCTTTTTTATTGGAGTATAATAAAGACATGGGAATTACAAAAGTAGACGAATTACATACAGGTCAGGCAAGAGCATATTTGGGAGGCAATCCTTCAAGCCCCTCTGTTTACTATGGAAGTGGTAATGAGGGCGATGTGGATAGTGCTGAATGGCGTGGTGGAGAAATATCTTATAATCCAGATGACAATAGAATTTATATTCAAACAGCTACTAGCGGAACAACTGCAACTTGGTATAGATTAGCTGAACAATTTGTATAATTATGGGAGTAACTAGTTTAGACAGCATAAATTCGTCAACAAGCAAGGCTTACCTCGGTACGGCTGCTCCTACTGTTTATCAGTATTATGGTTCTGTTGCAGGACAGGATTTTGAAGCTACACAGTGGAGGGGTGGAGAACTTTGGTATGATTCAACCAACAGCCAACTAAATGTAAACACAGCAACTTCTGGAACTACAGCATCTTGGGATACTTTGGGTACAGCTTTTGATACTACCAGCACAAGTTCCAGTACAAGTTCAACAACGACATCCAGTTCCACATCAAGTTCCACGAGTACATCAACTAGTACATCTACCAGCACATCAAGTTCTACGAGTACATCAACTAGCACATCAAGTACAACAACACCATGAGCACAGATTATGACAATTTATCAGCAGGATTAGCAAAGGCAGTTCCATTGTCTTACTTTCCTACGCCACAGCAATTTTATGGCAGATTAACAGGACAAGATGCTGAAATTGCAGCATGGGTTGGTGGAGAATTGCTTTACTACACAACTACAAATAAATTGTTTGTACAAACTGCAACATCTGGTCAAACTGCAACCTGGAAAAATATAAGTACAGCTTTTGCTACAAGTACATCGACCAGCACCTCAACTTCGTCATCGTCAAGTTCAACAACTTCGTCTACGAGCTCATCGACTAGTACATCAACAAGCACATCAAGTTCAACGAGTACGAGTACATCTACCAGTTCTACAACAACACCATAATATGAATATACACAGAGACGACATGCAACCAGTTGGATTTGACTATCCAATGCCCACAACGGCAGGTTATGATGCTGGAAAATCATTCAGTGTTGTTTTTAGTAGTCCTAATGCCAATACCGCAGCAGTTAAGGTTAAAGATTTAACTGCAAACAAAGCTATTTATATTACAGACCTGATTATTTCTTCAGCAGCAGCAATGGGAGTTCAATTACAGGATAGTGATGGAACAGCAGTCACAAGTCAAATTGATATTTCTGCCAGTGCTCCTTTTGACCATGCCTTTAAAACAGCTTTACCTGTAACCTCGGAGAAAGCCTTAATGGTTAAAACGACAATTGCAGCAGAAATACACTTGACAGTTATCGGTTACATTAAGTAATATATAAATATATATAAAATGCAAGATGAAAAAGTCTACTATAAGACTTCTAACCTCAACCTGGCTTCAACACTTTATGACATTGGTTTCGTCATTGACGGGATACATACAACTCAAAATTCTGAAATTGTTGAATTTTATTTTGAAAAAACTATCAAACTTGAAAAGGCGGTTGATGATTTCTGGAGTGGGAGATTAAGGGTTGAACCCAACGGATTATTGACTGTCAGAAAAGAATTGTTGGATGAAATAAAAAGAAGAGAATTTGAAAAGAGTATTAAAAAATCAAGCTAAACAACCAGTAACAACCTTCTTTAGAGGAAGAAACATTACTATTAAAAAGAAGGCCAGTAAAATATTTGATATGGATGACGAAGAAGAGGCTGCGGAATATTATTATTGGAAACAGATGTATGGATTTATGCAGGATATTACAACGAGAGTGGGTGATTTGAATGATTAAAAAATTGACATTATATAATCCAACACAAGAAGATATTATTGATTATAATGTTGCAGAAGCAGTATTAAATAGTGAAGGTGATACTATTTATGATGAGGGTACAGGTAGTTATAAGGAAACTGGGGTAACTCTCGAATGGACTTTAAGAGCTGGTGAATCAGCGTCTTTTCCAAAATACGTAGCTGAATATCTTAAAAAGATATATGATTTTTTGGAAATTAAAGAAGAAAAGGCTGAAAAAATTGAAGCTGAAAAAAAAGAGGTGATCGCTGATGCTAAAAGTCAAACTGGAATGGTTAGTTGTAAATACTGTGGTAAGAATTTTAAAAACGAAAGAGGATTGGGTTTGCATATTGGTCATACACATTTAGATAAAATTCTTTAGATGGATGAGTATATTATTAAAAATGGCAAAAAATACAAACTCACGCTGGTTGAAGAAGAAGAGGATGACTTGGTTAAGGCGTATATTTCGGCTAGTGAAGGAGTTGAGCAGGTATCGAATCCAAGTCAAAATAGTACGACCAGGGAGGCCATACCCAAAGTTAGTGAATATAGAGAAAGGTTCAAAAAGAGGCAGTTAAGCATATTGGATGTAAAGAAAGCCAAACCTAACTATACTGCACCGCTTGTAAAAAACGATGCGAGTTTAGAACAATTTAATTATAAGGGTGAAAAATTGTTCTTTGGTGAAGGAATAACAAGAGAGTAAAAATATAAAATATGTCAGATAAAAGATTAACCATAGGTATTTTAAGTACGTTTTCAAATTTATCTCCAGAATACTCCTTAGCAGGTGTTGTTCGTTCTCAGCTCACAATGTTTCTTAAATATGGATACAAACCCGTTTTATTTGTTTTAAATATCTTTGAGGATGACTCTGTTCCAGAAGGGGTAGAAGTAAGAAAGATAGTTCCACAGCTTGTTTTAGAGCCATATTCGGCAAAGAATGCTGATAACCTTGAAGAAGATGTGTCTAAAGTAGTACCAGCTTTTGAAGAGAATATGCAAGACATAGATGTAATGCTTACCCATGATATAATTTTTATTAATAGTTACCTTCCTTACAATGTAGCTATGAGACGTGGGATAGAAGGTCGGCTATCCCACATCCGATGGCTACATTGGATGCATTCAGCACCTTCATTCAGAAATTTAGATGAGTCGGCTTGGGACAATCTTGTAACTCTTCCAAAAAATTCAAGGCTAATTTATATGAACCATACCGATGTGATTAGAGCTGCTGAAATGTATCATGTACTTCCCAAAGATGTTCGTACAATATTTAACCCTATGGATATTCGTGAATTATACGATTTTGACCAGCTAACGAAAGATATTGTCGAAGCTAATGATCTAATGTCTCCAGAATTTTTATGTGTATATCCCTTGTCCAGTACACGAATGGATGCTGCTGGTAAACAGCTTTCAAAAGTTATTAGAATAATGGCTGAAATTAAAAAGAAAGGCAGAACCGTATCTTTGGTTGTACCTAATGCCCATGCCAATGCCCAAAGAGAAAAAGACAAAATTGAGGAAATGTATAAGATTGGCTACTCTCATGGTTTGGAACGCAGAGAGCTTGTGTTCACCTCGTTACACACGCACGAGTACGAGCTTGGCGTTCCCCATGAGGTAGTACGAAATCTTTTTCTTTTAAGTAATTTATTTATTTTCCCAACAGTCAGCGAAAATTGCCCTCTTGTATTATTAGAAGCTATGGCTGGTAAAAATATTTTAGTTCTTAACCAGAGTTTTCCTGCTCTAAAAGATTTTGGTGAGGAAAATGCCCTATATTTTCACTTCGGTTCTTTAGTCGATAACCCAACCATTCAAACGGAAGATAAATACTATCAAGATATAGCTACGTTAATATTGTCAGAATATAATCAAAATAAGGCTGTTAAAGCACAAACAAGGTTACGACAAGACTTTAACTTAGACAGCATTTGGCGTAGACAACTTGAACCTGCAATTTTGGAAATATCTAAATTGTGACGACAGAAATGATAGAAAAAAATATATCGGCTGAAGTTAGTTGGCTTGACAGGGAAATTAAGAGATTTAAAGAAACTGGCAGACTTATTCCAGAAAGGCAAGAAAAGCTATACACATCCATTGGTAGGGAGTTTGCAGCAGGTAGAACCTGTATTGATATTGGATGTTCTTGTGGTGTCGGAGCTAATATCCTTTCTCACGAAGCTAGGTTTGTTTGGGGAATTGATATAAATGAAGAGGCAGTTGCATTTGCCAAAAAAGCATTTAAAAGACCAAATTTGGATTTTGAAGTTGTTGATATTGAAAATACCCCAACCAGGGAGCTTGCAAGATTTGAAATGATTACAATGATAGAAATATTGGAACATCTTGAACATCCAGACCAAGCACTTAACAATATAAAAAGGTTTTTTCAACCAGAAACTATTGGCTTTATTACAATTCCCAATGTTGCAAATGAAGAGGTTAGAGAAAATGAAGCGAAACACGGATTTCATTTATCACATTGGACAGCAGGTGATTTATACCAAATGATGAATGAACATTTCAATGCAGTAACACTTTACTCAGTAGACAAATTAGACGGATTCGGTATAGACGCTACGGTTGATGGAAACAGTAAGGACTATTTAATATTAGCCAAAGTTGAAGGAATAAAATGAGAGTTTTGATTACAGGTGATAGGGGGTTTATAGGAACGCATTTAAAGAAACTTTTTCCTAAAGCTGTTGGTTACGATTTGGTAGATGGATTTGATATTCGTAATAAAAATTTATTAGAAGAATTTTTGGAGGGAGTGGATGTAGTTGTACACTTAGCAGCTAAAATAAGTGTAAGTGAGTCTGAAGAAAAACCATATCTATATATGGATAACAATATATCTGGTACTGCAAGTTTGATAGAAAGTTGTCTTAAAGCTCGTGTTAAAAAAATAGTATATGCTTCAAGTGCTTCTTGTTATGAGCCAAGTTCTTCTCCTTATGCTATGACAAAATACACATCGGAACTTTTAATGCAGCATTTTTCAGACAGGATAAATACAACTTCCCTGCGATTTTTTAACATATATGGTGAAGGACAAAATCCAACTTATGCAGCAGTAATCTCAGCTTTCAAAGGTGGTATTGAAAATGGCATGGTTACAATATATGGTGACGGAAAGCAAACAAGAGATTTTATTAGCGTTAGTGATGTCTGTTTGGCAATAGAAAAAGCTGTTAACAAAACAATTCCTTCAGGAGAGGTAATGGACATAGGTACTGGTTATCAAACCAGTGTCTTAGAACTTTTAAAAATGATGGAGACAATAATGGGAAAGAAACCAAAGGTGTTTTACGAAAAGGAAAGAAAAGAAGTGCGATTTTCTGTAGCAGACACAAAAAAGGCAAAAAGATTGTTGGGATTTAATTCAAAAATTATATTAGAGAAAGGGTTAAAAGAAATATTATGAAAGAACCACTTTATAAAGTTGGTATTGTTGGTCTTGGAGTTGTAGGAAAAGGTATTGAGAGACTTCTTGGAGAATACGTTGTAGCTAAATACGACCCGAATATTTATGATTTTAAAAATACAAAAAAGGGTTTTAAGGATGTGGATTTGGCAATTATATGTGTTCCAACCCCAACAAGTACTGATGGAATGAGTTGTGACACAAATTTTGTTGAAAATTCGTGCCTATGGCTGCGTGAAATCAATTTTAAAGGGGTTATCTTGATAAAATCGACTATTCCACCATCTAAAGCAGATTATTTTAAGCAGAAGTATGGTAGGGTAGTGTTCTCACCAGAATTTATGGGAGAGTCAAAATATTACACGCCTTTTTGGAAATATCCTGACCCAGAAGATATGAGAACTCATATGTGGCAGGTTTTTGGTGGTAATAGAAAAGACACAAATTTATGTCTTGAAATCTTTAAAAGGAAAATGTCAGTTGATACGCAGTTTTTTCAAACAGATATAAAAACGGCAAGTTTGGCAAAATATATAGAAAACTCATTTTTTGCGATGAAAGTTACTTTTGTAAATGAGTGGTATGACATTGCTGGTAATTACGGAATTGATTGGAATGAGCTACGGGAATTATGGTTGGCAGACCCAAGGATAAACAGGAATCACACTCTCGTTTTTCCTAAAGACAGAGGTTATGGTGGTAAATGTTTTCCTAAAGATGTAAAAGCAATAATAGCGGATTCGTTAAAATCTGGTTATTTACCCAATTTGATGTTATCAGTAGATAAAATCAATAATTTGTTTAGAAAGGTGAGTAAAAAAGATGGTAAAAAGGATTGAGGGTAAAAATGCTTATTTATTGGCAGAATTAGAGGACAGGATTATTGATACAGTAACTTCTTATGTGGCAGAAGTTCCAAGACCTTTTGGTGCAGTTATGTCTGGAGGATTCGATTCAGGGCTTCTTTGTGCATTAACCAAGCCAGATTATCTTTTTAGAGTTAAATTCTCTTATGGAACTAAATTTGACGAGAGTAGATATGCTGATGCCATTCTTAAACATTTGGGGATGGAAGGAAAAATGACCGAAATAGAAATAACTCCAGAAAACTTCAAAGAGAATTTTGAAGATGCAGTAAAAGTGATGGGAGAACCGACAACTCATTTTTCATTAGTACCTCTTTATGTAATGTTCAAAACAATGAGGGAGCATGGAATGAAGGATGTTTTGTCAGGAGAAGGTCCAGATGAATATTTAGGCGGTTATGCAAGACAGATAATTTTTGATGAGTTAAGGAAGTTGTATGAGATACCAGAACTACGAAACTATCATGGAATGATACCAAAAGCTCTAGGTTTCGAAAATATTGCATTAAGGTATCAAGAATTTATGGGCTATGCGGGTTATCCTTCTGGATTGGAGGATTATCCTTTACAGGGAAAGATAGGCAAAATGGATATGGAGCTTGGTCATATTGAAAAGATGGAACAAAAGATGGCAAACCATTTTGGAATCAATTTCCATTATCCGTATATAAGTGATGAATTGGCAGAATATTGTTATAAACTTCCAGACGATTTAAAAATAAGAAATGGAGTTACTAAATGGGGATTTAGACGAATAGCACTTAAATATCTTCCCGAACTATTAAGAGATAGAGCAAAAATGGGTGGTCCTGTTGCTCCTGTAAATTTCTTGCTTGGGAGATTAGACCTAGATGATTTCGATAAAAGCTTTTACGTATCTGAACAAAAAAGAATTTTAGGAATAGAATGATTCCATTTAAACGTGTTAATCTGGGTAATGCTTATGAAGAGGTTAAGCCTTTATTTGAAAGCGGTTTTATTGGTTTAGGAAAGGAAGTTTTCAAATTTGAACAGGAGCTTGCAAAATATGTTGGAGCAAAATATGTAATAGCCACTGATTCTTGTACTTCAGCCTTATTTCTCTCATTAAAGTATGAAAATAAAAGTGGAAAAGGTAATGTATCCATTCCATCAATGACTGTGCCATTGGTGGCTAATGCTTGTTTTGAGGCTGGACTGACTATTTCGTTCAATGCTGAAACGAACTGGGTTGGTTCAGCCTACCAAATTATTGGTAGTGATGTTGTAGATTCTGCCCACGAGCTTAGGCGTGGTCAATATCGTGGTGGAAAAATGTGTTTTTCATTTTATCCAACAAAACCAATTGGTTCAGCAGATGGCGGTGCAATAGCTACAGACAATAAAGAGTTTGCAAATTGGGCCAGGTCTATATCAACCTATGGTAGAAATCAGAAAGCTAAATATGGCAATTCCTGGGATTATGATGTTGAAATGGTGGGCTATAAAAGACACTACACCAATTTACAGGCAGCTATTTGCATAGAACAGCTTAATAGATTAGATTCGACCAATGGAAAAAGGAGAAAAATAAGAGAAGCGTATAACAATGCATTTGGCTATAAGAATATAAGCGATTATCTTTATAGAATTAATATTGAAAATCGAGATGGGTTTATAGCTTATATGGCTGAGAAGGAAATTGAGTGTGGAGTTCACTTTAAACCATTGCATTTAATGACACCGTTTAAAAATATTCCCATGACCGAAGAGGATAAAAACAAAGTAGAAGACGCTTATTCTAAAACTGTTAGTTTACCCTTTTATGACCTCATGGAAGACTCTCAGATTTATGAAGTAATTGAGGCTGTGTTTCATTTTAAAGATGGAAAACTCTTACCATGAAAGTTTATATATTAGATATTGGTGAGCAAGCTAAACCAAGAATAAATCCATTTATGCCCCATAGTCGTGGATTTAATATTGAGGTAGGTTTTCTTGATTATCTCAAAAAGAATCCAGACCTTTTAACGAGTAATCCTAAACTTGCCAACTATCATTATCTTCCAATTTATTGGTCTCATTGGCAATTGGCTAATAGTTATGGTCGTGATAATCGGGAAGAGATGCAGAAGAAACTAAGCGGAGTTATTATTGATGATACTAAGACCTTTACCGTAAGTGAGGCCGATAACGAGCCTGGATTCGAGATAGGTAATACTGTGGTGTTTTCAGGTAATAATATACTCGGATTTCAAGGACATAAGTGGATAGCAGCACCAATTATCACCTTACCACACAGAATGCCAACGGTACTTCCTGACAAGATATATAAGTCTAATTTTGTGGGAAGTTCTAATACACATCCAATCAGAAAAGAAATTTTCAATAAATTTATATTAGACAAGGCTGTAAAATTAATCGAAAATTCAAAAGGGGAAGATATTTTTATAGATACAATACTGCAATCATACTCAACACTTTGTCCAAGAGGTTCTGCAATGGGTTCTTATAGATTCTATGAAAGTATGCAGCTTGGAGTAGCACCTATAATGATTGCCGAAATTGATTTTAGACCATTTAAAAAGTTTTTCAGATGGGATGATTTTAGTTATTACGTTTCCAACGTAACTGCTGCACAAGAGTTGATTATGTCTACTAGTGAATACGAATTGTCTACTAAAGGAAAACTTGCAGCCGAGGAGTGGAAGAGATTATTTGAAAAATGGCCTGTATATATACTGGATTTGTTAAAATATGAAATTAATTGAAGAAGTTGAACATTGCAAAAAAGTTCATGCGGATTCCCACCAATCAATATTAAATATTTTAAGAAAAGACAATTTCGATATTGGTGTTGAAATTGGTGTTCAATATGCAATTAATGCCAAAAATATATTGGCTAATAATTTGGCGAAATCTCTTTATGGAATTGACCCCTACAATAGCAAACACCAAGCTATATCTCCATTGAAGGACCAGGATGAAGAAATCTATCAATACGCTATGGAGCAAATGCAGCCATATGGTGTACGTTACTTTCATATCAGGAAAACTTCCAATGAAGCATTGTTTAACATTAGAGGAACTATAGATTTTGTTTATATTGACGGTAATAACTCAAAGCAATATTATACTGATGATTTATATTATTGGTATCCAAAGGTAAAGAAAAATGGAGTGGTTATTGGTCACAATTACAATCATCCTTCTTTTGTACATAATGTACGAATAGTTAATGACTATTTTGGTGGAGTGCCTCATACGGAGGAGGGTTATATTTGGTGGATGCGTACTGGTGGATTATTTAACCTGGATAGAAAAATATCGGTTGCAATACCCCACTTCAATTCATCTAAATTAGCAGAAGCAAATTTAGAAGTTATTAAAGATGATAAAAGAATTGACCAAATTGTAATATCGGATGATTGTTCAAGCGACATTGAATATTCTCGACTAAAGCAAGTTGTCAGTAAATATCCAAAAGTTCAACTTTATAGAAATTCAGAAAATGTTGGTGAATTTAAAAATAGGATTAATGCAGCAACAAAGTGCAAAAACCATTGGGTAATATTGTTAGATTGCGATAACACTTTAAGCACAGAATATATTGATGCTTTATACCGTATTCCACAGTGGAAACATGGTGTTATTTATGCTCCAGATTTTGGAAATCCTAAAGGTGTCAATTACAAGAAAATGAGTGGAGATTATATTAATCTTGCAAGTGTCAAAAATTATTTTAATCGAGAAGAGTTAATGATTAAAATGTTTCTAAATACTGGAAACTATTTTATAAATCGTAGGGAATATTTAAAGGTAGCAGAACCTATCCAAAATAAAATAGAAAAATATGCATATGGAGATATATTTTTTAATTATCATTGGCTAAAAAATGGAGGATTAATGTTTGTAGTTCCAGAAATGTTTTATACACACAGATTTAGACAGAATTCTTCATACAAGACACATTTTGTAGAAATGCAGCCTGTAATACAAAAAATATGTTCAAATTTACAAGCATCATAATTACACATTACGCATCGAACGAAAAACGTAGTGGATTTTTAAGAAAGACTTTGACCAGTCTTAAAAATTCTACTAAATTTCCTTACGAGCTGATTATTGTTGATAATGGTGGTTCTAAAGAAGATTCGGAGTTTTTATTGGATTTGACCGATAAAGGAGAAATAAATATTTATATAAGAAATCATAATAATATGCATTTTGGTTTTGCACGAAATCAGGGATTGTCGATTTGTAATGGAGACTATATTGCAATATGTGATAACGATATTGTTTTTAATCCAGGGTGGCTAGAGACTTGTATTGCAATATTGGAAAAATATCCAGACAAAAAAATATATGCAACACCAATTTATAATGTAGCACATTGGAGACCAAAATATTGGTCTGATGAAACTTTAGAAATAGACGGTAGGCTTGTAAGACAAAATAGACGTGCAGGTTCAAATTGCTGGGTTATGAGAAGACAGGATTTTGAAAAGGTTGGAAGATTTTGGGTTCATAGAGTAGCAGGTACAAAATGGACCAATCGGGCGGGACAGTTGGGTTATTGGGCTGCTGTAACTCCAGACATTATGGTTAATGATTTCGGTTTCAGAAAAGGCTATAACTTAAATGCATGTTTACCGATAAAAGAAGATTTACACAATAATTATGAGATTTATTTCAACGAAGATGAATTTAAACATTCTAATAAGGACAAGACTTATATAAAGCAAAGGAGTTTTGATGGAGAAATGTGATTTTTGCAGGTATTTTACTTGTGAAACCAAAACTAACGCACAAGGGACAACCTTTAAGACTCTCCAAGATGGTGGAGAAATATTCAAAAGAAATTTTGAAATTGCAGATTGTGAGATTAAAGCTAAAATACTTGCTTTAAAGAGAGGAGAGAATGAAAGACAACAGACATCTATACGATAAAAAATATTATAAAACGTCTTTGGGATTTCAGGCCGACCCTAAACGGATGGAATATTTTGTAGACTTTATAAAAAGATATAATCCCAAATCCGTACTAGACGTAGGCTGTGGTTTAGGTGCGGTTGTCAATGAATTAAATCAAAGAGGAATAGAAGCGTTGGGAATAGATTTTGCACCAGATTTAGAAAAGATATGGGGAGACAATCTTGCGTTTACAATACAAGATGCAAGAAGAATTTTATATGAAAACAAATCGTTTGATTTAGTATTCTCCTCTGATTTTTTTGAACACATAGACGAAGAAGATATAGATAAAGTAGCAAGCGAAATGAAAAGGGTAGGCAGAAAAGTAGTTACGTTTGTTGCTGATGCTAAAGGACCAATTAACCAACGCCAACGCATAAGGCATGTTACCCATAAAACATTAAACTGGTGGAAGAAAAAACTAAAAGGAATAGAAGTATTTTCATCTCACATTTTATGACACGTTTAAATATTGGGAGTCGTAGAAGACATCACACAGGATATACGACCATTGATTTGGAAGAAATGTCTGGTGCTGACATTATTGGTGATTTTAGAGGTATGTCCTTTGAAAATGTGGAAGAAATATTAGCAGAACACTTACTGGAACATTTCGGGAGAGACGAGAGTGAAAAAGTGATTGATTTGTGGAATTCGTGGCTAAAGAAGGGTGGTAAGATAATCATAGAAACTCCTGATTTTGAAGGTATATGCAGAGATTTTCAGATTAACAAATATTGGATGGAGAGACATTGTTTTGGCTCACAGGAAGCAGAATGGGCTTTTCATCGTACGGGATGGTACGAATCTAAATTTCTCGAAATATTACCGAAACACGGATTTAGAATTGAGAAAATTACCTTTCCAAAATCAAGACACATATTACCAAATATACGTATTGTAGCAACCAAAATATGAAATCAAAAATATTATTCGTTCATTTGCCGAGGACAGCAGGAACTTTCATCCGTTTTTATGGTAAGGAAACAAAATATATAAATTACTATGCTAACTATAAACAACGGGATGGACATTTACCTGCAAGTAAAATTGATGACCCCGACAAATGGTTTAAATTTGGCCTTATTAGAAATCCATACGATTGGTATGTATCCCAATACCACTATTTTGGAAGAGAAAGTAAATTTGTTCCAGAAAGAGGTGTTTTTGAAGGTGTTGATGGAGGAGTTTACGGAGAAGATTTTAGACTTAAATTTCCAACTTTTAGTGATTGGCTTATTTTTGGAACGCAGCAAAACAATGAAAAATTCTGGCTGAGTAATATCTATAAATATATGTTTTTTAACGATGAGGAGCTTTGTTTACTGAATTATATTGGCAAATATGAAGATTTGTACGATGAGGTAAATAAAGTTTTAAAATATAACGATATCGAACCAAAAATAAATATAGAAGATTTTGAAGGCTATAGAAATTCAAGTAAACATGAGCCATATAAAAACTACTACAATGTTGAAACTAAGGGGATTGTAAAACTTATGGACATAGGTATTATTAATAAATATGGATATATATTCTAATACTATTGTAAAAAACGGGAAACCGTTTATTATTCCTGTTTTGAAACAGGTAGAGCCTTATATGAAAAAAATGTTTGTTACGGTAAGCAAAAAATCTACGGATGGAACATACGACCTTGTTAAAAATCTGGAGAAAAAATTGAAAGGTAAACTTGTGGTAGATATTGAAAATGTCAAACATCCCAGCTTACTTACTCAGGAAAGACAAAAACAATTGGACAAAGTTCCAATGGGAAAATGGGTCTTATTTCTTGATGCTGATGACTGGTGGCCCAAAGAGTCTATGGAACAGATGATGATGTTTTTAAATAATACTGTTGATGGTTTATCCATTAATCCATATCAGGTTGTTACAAAGAAGTTTTACGATAGTAGCTGGAGAAATAAATATTTTCTTAAATGGTTTAGAAACGATAAGGGTGTTCATTATCGGTATCCCTGGCCTCGTGACATGATATTTAAAGATGACAAAATAATGTATTGGAGAAAAAACGAAAAATGTCCCCGTATAGCTGTAAGATTTTTTCATCTTGAAAACTTAATGAATTGGAGATTCAGAGACCAGCCTGAATTTGCAGAATATAAAGCTAAGCTGGGAAGTCTCGTTCCTTACGATAAGGGTTGGGAAGAGGATGTAGACAAGATTTATGAGCACGTTAAGCGAAATAAATAAACAAGGCATATCAATAATTATTTCAGCGAGGAACGAAGAAAAAACACTTCCCATGACAGTTGGGCATTTGTTTGAAGAGATGCATACAACTGGTATAGAAAAATCGGAAATCATTGTTGTAGACAATGGGTCAGAAGATGAAACAACCAGATTTTTTGCTTGGAAAGCTATTGAAAAAGGCAGGTATTGGAAATATCAATATTCACCAAGGGGTGTAGTTTATGAAGGAAAGTTAAGATTAATATTTGACCCCGTGATGAGTAATGTCGGTGCTAGAAATAGAGGAGTAGATTATGCTAAGTACGATAATATTATTTTTGCTGATGCTCATATTATTACCAGGTTTGGTACAATTCTTTCGACAGTTAAAACTCTTAATGAATTCGGTGGACTTGTCCACGCACCTGTCTCCTGGCTTGGAAGCAGCTCAGAAAACCCACAACCAAGCTATCAATATTCATGGAAGGTTGGTGAAAAGATTTGGGGAACTTGGAACAGACTCAAAATTGCAGACCAACCCTTCTATATTCCCCTCTCAGGACATTGCTGGCTTGGAGTTAAAAGAAAAGAATTTCTTGAAAAAGGAGGTTATCCTCTTGCCCAAAGAGTCTATGGAGGAGGAGAACCATACTTACCCTCAGTCTGGTGGATGACAGGTTCGACTGTAGTCTGTGATCCCAATTCCCTTGTCTACCATTTATCGGCAGGTAGAGGCTATAGTTGGCACTCTAATGACCTGCTTCATAATATGATGTTGGTTGCGTATGCAGTAGGAGGAGAAGAGTGGGCAGACAGAATTTTAATTACATACATGAATAAAATTGGTGGTTTAACTCCAGTTCTTAAACTTTTATACGATGAAGCGATTGAAGAAGCTACTCCTTTAAAGAAATGGCTGGATGAACACAAAATTATGACTTTTGAAGAAATGCTTGGACTGGAACGGGAAAATGATTGCACTAAGTGCGTGAAAAGAGGATATCCAGAGCCTCATGTTATGCGGGTGTGGGATAAGTTGAATGAGGAAAAGTATGGCTACCATCGCAGCTATGTCACCAACTTTGCTCTGCGACGTGAAGAAGACAAAGTTTTCATAGGAAATACTGAAATATATGTACCTCAAGCCTTAG